CGGGATTGCCCAGAGCGCACTGGAGGCTCAGCTTACCGCGTACCTTACGTGGCATACTGAGACATCCTTCGCAAAGACCCTGCGTTGGCTTGCAGGTGAAGTGTAGAAGGAACCATGCTCTTGCAGCATCCTGAGAGGGAGGGCCTAACGGCCCTCTCTCAACGGATGTCGTTTGTCTGTGGGAGAACATGGCGATGGACTCATCACCCCAATTTAGTTTGGAGGATTGAGTGAAAAGCCATATGCGACTCCTGCAGTGTGTTCTAGCAGATGCCGGAACACGATGTGGCACCAGCACCAGCAAGGATCTCAAAAAGATTCTTGCGAGGGTTGAAGCTGAGGGGTTATCGTTTCTCACGATAACCTTACCGAAATTCGGCAAGGACTTCGAAAAAGCCCTTGACGAACGTATGGTAGCTCAACATCTCTTTGTTGGTTTCCAAAGAGATGGGTGTCTCCCGAAATTCCTTTCGGGTTTCACCAGCCTCATCTTCAGCACTGGTGATGGACGTCTTCTTGACGAACCATCAATCGATGCGATATGGTGTGTCAGACAGATTTCAAATCTGTTCGGCAAAACATATCTTCCATGCAGTGATGCACGGAACAAGGCAGCGTTTGATGCCTACGTCAAGTGTGAGAATCAACTCAAGGTTCTCGACCAATCAATTGATTACGATGATTTTCGTCGTGCTCAACGGATTGCGACAGTTGTGTTTGGGGATGTGCTATCCAAAGTCGATCGCAAGATCTTCGATGGAGACCTCATTCCCAAGCATGGACCCGGCGCGACTGCAGATCGTCTTCGCGGCAACGCGAAGTACAATCTTCGGTCGTGGACGGTGCGCTTGCAGGAGGTTTTCGAGGAATCGGAATACCTCTTTCCAAGCGTATCTCATTTTCTTGAGAGTCCGCCTACAGAGTTGATCGAACCCGGCGCTGAGATGCCCGTTAGGGTCATCACAGTACCTAAGACGCTGAAAACCCCACGAATCATCGCAATTGAGCCTGCTGTAATGCAATACATGCAGCAAGCAATCTTGCGGGAACTCGTGCCGTTACTGGAGAGAAGTGACTACCTCTGCAGCAACTTTATCGGCTTCACAGACCAAACTCCTAACCAGGAGATGGCTCGTGAAGGCTCTCTAACCGGAGAGTTGGCGACGCTCGATCTGAGCGAAGCTTCCGATAGGGTTTCCAATCAGCTCGTACGATGCCTCTTCTCACCATTCACCTGGTTTTCCAGGGGTTTGGATGCGACGAGGAGTAGGAAGGCTGATGTGCCTGGCCATGGC